ACTACGACCTTGATAAATGGTTTGATAAAGTAATAGATGAGATACAGTAAAGGTATAATGTGGCTCGCAGATTGTAGGATTCCTTTTGAGGCAGACGATAAGTTTGATATTAGAAGGTATAAAGAATATCACGACACATTTAGTTCTTATGAAAATACTGGTTCGGCAGATGGTAAGTATGAGGTAAATGAACCAGACACAAAAGGTAGATTCACTCCTAATTTACTAGTATGTGATGATATGTTAAATGATGGTGTTATAACAAAACAAAGTAAGAGAACATATAAACCAACATCACATCAAGGTTCTTTATTTGGTAATAGTCCCCAAGCACACGGAGAAGGAATTGGTGATAGTGGTTCATCATCAAGGTATTATGATTTAGATAAATGGTTTGATAAAATAATTAAAGAATTATATTAAAATATATTTGTTAGATTAAAATATTATTCTTATCTTTGTAGGACACAAATAAAGAAATAGAACTTATGGCAAACAAAGAAATCACAACACAACAAAAACAATTTTTTAAGAATTGGGAATCTATTGTATATCACACCTATTTTGGTGGCACTTGTTATACAGAATGGAATAATGAACTAAACATAGTTCAAGTAAAACGAAATGTTCCACACTCTCATTTATGTATTGATATTAGTATTGGTATTAAAGGCAATAGTTTTTCTATTGATTTAGTTGATTTAAGTAAAACAGATTATCTGGAGTATTACTTAAAAGGGCGTGAGTTCCATAATACTTTCGAGCAAGGCGTTCAAGCCATAGATTATCTTTATGAATTGATTAAAGAATTATAATAAAATATATTTGTTTAATTAAAATATTCTTTTTATCTTTGGGGACACACTTAAAAAATAGAACTTATGACTACAATAGAACAAATGAAACAATCTCAATCTTATATTGGTAAGGGTTATACTAATACAACATTTATTATGGATAATTACAAGAAATCAACACTACCTCGTATGTTCTATGACTTGAAATTGACTGTTAAACAAATTGATAATAACAAAACAATTACCAAATATCTTAAAAGCGATACAGCAATTAAAGATGGTTTTTCTCAAGATGAATTATTTGAGATAATTTGGCAGTATCAAAATAAATTAGTATCTTTGTAGGACACAATTAAAAAATAGAAATAATGAAAACAATATTTATTGATTACCCGACAGATTTTTCTTTTAAGACAAAGAAAACATTTACTACTAATGAAGAAAGAACACAACATCTTAATCAGGTATTGCGTAAAAAAAAAGTTGAAAGTCCTTCACACGATTATAGTGATTATGTTGTTGAAGATATTACTTGGGTTTTTGCTGAAAGTGAGTTTTGGGTAATTGGTTCATAATAATTTGGTAGTATCAAAATAAATTAGTATCTTTGTAGGACACAATTAAAAAATAGAAATAATGAAAAAATCAAACGACCAAATCGCTCAAGATTACAAAAACAAAAAACGAGTATTTTTATCCAAATTAAAAAACTCTCCTTATTCTGATACACTAATTTCTATCTGGATGAAAACTTTTAATGATGATTCTATTTGTATTCAATTTATACAAGCAATTCAATTAACTAATTCTGAATGGAAACAATATAAAAAAGATGGTATGGTAATTGATGACTTTGTAGAGGCAGTTTATAATTCATATACAAATATACAAGATATACCACATAATCTCGCTATTACCATTTTAATTGGTTCTTGTAATGAAATTAGTAATACATTTATTGCGAACGAAGCATTAAAAAATATTAGCACTTATGTAAAAATGGCGTAAATAATTTTAGTAATATAGCATTAAAGAAAGAGAACAATTAGTTCTCTTTTTTTTTGACTATTAAAATAATTTTCTCTATTATTATTATGAACTTAAAAACTTATTATAATGGCAGAAAAAACAAAAGACGACATCATTACAGAACTAATAGATGTAGAATGGTTTGATACTTACTCAACAAGAGGTTTAACCTATGGTGAGATAAGAGATTTAGATTATCAAGCACAAGAATTAGAACGAATATCTTACGAACAAATGGCATATGAAGAGATGCTAGGTGATTGTAGATAATAAAATACCCCTAACTTAAAACATTAGGGGTTTTATTTTTTTAAGATATACTTATATTTATAGTTAAATCTGGGGGTATTGAAATGGAAGTAAGTGTATCAACATTATATTTAGACATAGATAAAGCAGTTAAAGAAAATAAGAGATATATTTTCTTGAGGGGTTCATCTCGTTCTGGTAAAACCTACCAGACAATATCTTACCTTGTTCTATACGCATTACAAAATCCACAGACAACAATAACAATCGTTAGAGATACATTAGTATCAATTCGTAATTCAGTTTTAATTGACTTTCAAGAGGTTATGAACCAAATGGGATTATACAGCCCCGACAAGTTTAATAAGTCAGAAGTGATTTATAGATTTGATAATGGTAGTATGGTTAGATTTTTAGGAGCCGATGATAATAGTGGAAAGTTAAGGGGTATGAAACAAGATGTAGTATTCATCAACGAGATTACATCAGTATCACAAGACGCATTCCTACAATTAGATATTAGAACAACAGGGTTTATGATATGTGATTATAACCCATCAGAACAAGATGACTGGTATGTTTATCAAATGGAAGAGAAAGATGAAGCACAACTAATCATATCAACTTATAAACAAAATCCTTTTTTAGAAAAGTCAGTTGTTAAAGCCATAGAGGACTTAAAAGATATTGACCCCGAACTATATGAGATATATGCTTTAGGAAAGAAGGTTAAACCAAGAGAAACAATATTTATGAATTGGAGTATTGTTAGTGAAGCACCACGATACTCAAAGATGTTAGGTATTGGATTGGACTGGGGTTATTCCTCTGACCCTTGTGCTTGTGTGTTAGTATTGATAAACGAGCCAGATAATATCCTTTATGTTAAAGAATTGTTTTACGAACAGGGACTTACCACAGATGATATTGCCTACAAGTTAGACGACACAGGAGTACAAAAGTCATTTGATTTAATATGTGATAGTTCAGAACCCCGAATGATAGATGAGTTAAAGAAACGAAAGTGGAATAAAGCACGAGGGGTAAAGAAAGAAGCGGGGTCAGTATTATTTGGTATAACAGAGTTAAAGAAATATAAGATACAAATTGACGCAACATCAACTAATCTTATAGATGAGATGAAAAACTACAAATGGTTCAAGGATAGGAGTGGTAGGATTACCTCAAAGACGGCAGGACAAGACCACTTAATAGATAGTATGAGATATGTGGTAATGGAGATGAGTAATAAATCAAAGACGAAATATTCGTTTATGTAAAATGTATAGATATGAAAGTAGTATTAGATAAGAAAGAATACCTGGTTAAAAGTTTAACCATAGAACAATATGAACTCTTACAGACAAATAAGGAGTTAAAAGATTATGAACTAATCCATCTATTAACAGGAGCACCGGTAGATGAAATAAAGTCAGCCCCGTTTAGTGATGTAAAGTTTGTATCAAAGATGTTGATGTCTGATTGGGCAGCACAAGATGATATAGAACCATTACATCAAGTAGTAGTTTTTAACGAAAAGAAATATGGTTTAATTATCCCCTCAAAGATTTCTTATGAGGAGTGGATTAACTTGGAAGTATTTATGGCAGAGAAGCCGTTGAACCTTGTTAAACTGGCAACACATTTATACAAACCAATTACGAGTAATAAGTATGGGGATAATAGAGAATTGATTTCTTATTCTTTAGATGAGTGTGCTTCAAGAGAACACGAGTTTAGAAAGTTCCCTGTTAAATCTGTCTTATCAGCCCTTTTTTTTTTAGCAGTTTTCGGCGAGAAACTTATGGAAACTATACTATCATCTATGGAGAACAAGACGAACGAGATGAAGCAAGAGATAGAGAAAAAGAAAAAAGCACTCCTCAAGAAGTAATACAATCTGTAGTGGATTTCTATTATCAATCCCTTATGTTGTGCGCTCAAGACAATATCTTAAATATTGGTAGTGTCTTAAAATTAGAGTTGAACGAGGTGTTGGGGTATTTATCGTATAGGATTGATAAGTCAAATAAAGAAAAACAACAATCAAACAAAAAGTAATAATGACCTACATAGACATTATAAAAATATTCAAGGTATTCGCATCACAACACCCGATGCTACGAACTTTTTCTTGGGGTAATTTATCGGATTATTCAAGAGACACATATATCACAGAGTATCCTGCGATACACTTTGTTCCCCAACCATCAACAATAGATAATACATTAACATCATATAATTTTACTTGTTTAATTTACGACAAGTTAAATGAATATACGGGTGAGCCAGAGTTGAGTAATCAATTAGATAGTTTGTCTTTAACTCAACAAATCTTAAATGACTTTATTGATACATTTATCAATCAACTTACTCAATATGGTTTTTACTTACAAATGCCAGTTCAATACGCACCCTTTAACGATAGGTTCAAGGAAAGTGTTGTAGGTATTGAGGCAACAATTACAATTCAAGTAGAACAGACATCTTGTATTCCCCCTTATATTGAGGACGCATTTTATTTGTTATACGAAAATGGGGACATTATAAACAACGAAAGTTATGAGCCTGTAATATATCAACAGATGCCGTTAGTTGTTCCACCAGGCAATCTTAAAATAAGTGAATTACCCCTTTATACTGGCGACACACCAGGGGCTTATTTCATTATGAATAATTCAGGTGAGACAATAACTTATAAGGTATTACGAGAAGATGTTATTGGAGCATCAGGTAGTTCAGGAACAAGTGGTTCATCAGGTACGAGTGGGGTAAATGGTTCTTCAGGAACATCTGGTTCATCAGGAACAAGTGGAAGTAGTGGAACATCAGGTAGTGCTGGTTCTTCAGGAACAAGTGGTAGTTCAGGAACTAGTGGAACATCAGGAACAGATGGTAGTTCGGGGACTAGTGGTATTAGTGGTTCATCAGGTAGTGCGGGGTCTTCAGGAACAAGTGGTAGTTCAGGAACTAGTGGGGTAGATGGTTCATCAGGTAGTTCAGGAACATCTGGTATTGGAATATCAGGGTCTTCGGGAACAAGTGGTTCTTCAGGAACTAGCGGTATAAATGGTGTATCTTCAAGTGTCTTTTATTATGAAGCAAAGGACAACGCACAATCAGGTAATCCTGGCAACGGACATATTCTTTGGAATAATATTACGATGACCGCATCAACCGAAATCAACATCAACCATCTTACAGACACGCCAATAACAGATATAGATATATTCTTGGCTTTATTACAAGTAGGACAACAGATTACAATTCAAGACCAAAACGATAGTGCGAATTATCAAGTATGGAATATAACAGGTGCGACAACACAAATAGTAGGAGCAAGTAATTATTGGGAAGTCCCCGTATCTTTGGTAAGTGCTGGTGGTAATCCACAATTCTCAAATAATCATAAGATAATTTTAGCAACACTTGGAGCAAGCGGAACATCAGGAACTAGTGGTTCATCAGGGACATCTGGTATAGATGGGGCAACACCTATTAGAGTTCCAAATCAAACTCTATATTATACAGGTTTTACTTATAATAGTGGAACAACTTATTATGATTATGTATATTCACACACAGGTATTACCACATCATCGTTGGTAGATTTTACCCCATATAATAATTCTGTTTATACTGCTCTTACATCAAGAGTTCAACCATATAATTCTGTGGCTTTAGGCACATCAACATTTAATTCTCAATACGCACCTAGTAATGATATGACTGGTGATATTGTTATTTTTAACACAACATTATAATATGGCTTTTAATATTCCAAATCAAACATCTTATATTAAACAAAGACCGGTTAGTCCTGCTACTGCTTGGACGAGACAACCTGATTGGATTACCATAACCGATACTACTGGTGAGGTTCAATTCCTCACAAGTAATTTGGTTGGTTCGGCATATACAATCACAACAACTTTTACAAGAACATTAGGAACACAAAACATTTATATTGATTGGGGTGATGGAACAATAGATACGATTTCAACAATAGCAGCAACTGAAACATCACACACATATACAACACCAGGAACACCTTGTTCTTTGGGATATGATACATATAAAGTTAGAGTTTATGGTGATGCTGGAACAAGAATAACTCGTAGTCAATTAGGTCATATATCATCATTAGCTATACCTTGTGGTATATTAGAAGCATATTATG